CGACTATCTTTTTTCGAATTCTCTTTGACCACATTAAGTTTTGAAATTATATCTTTATTCCTTTCACTAAATGGAGTACCACTCTTAAAAGGTCTGAAAGTTTCTTTGAAGAAGAAGATCTTCCGTAAAGGTTCCAAGCGGAATCTTTTCCAATATTTAAGAGTATCACAACTATTTCCAAAGATTTCAAAAAATCTAGACTGGAAAAGTTCATTTAATGACATCCTAGGGAAGTTTCCACTTCCAAATATACACGAAGCGACCAATAGACGCTCTGATCTATAGGGAAAGCCGTTATTCCATGCAGAACCTAAGAATGAACATTTGTCAACGCCAGGAACTGCTACTTTTCCTTCTGATTTAAGAATTAAACCATAAGTTTTGTAACAGTCATCAATAATTTTCTCTTCATCAATTAACTCATTTAGGCCTACTAATAGATCATCTCCACTAGTACATATATTATATCTATAAGTGTAAGGATCCTTACGATTACGAATACAGTGATTATACATAAGATATGTAAAAACTTGCCAATTGCACATAGAATTGTCGAGAGAAGTGAAACTACTTCCAGATACTGTACCAACAAATCTACTTGAAGAACTTAGTTTAGGGTGAAATGAAGGCATCGTTAAAAACGAATTCCTCATAACTCGGGAAAATTTTCTCTGATAATCAGAATGATCTAATATATTAGAGAAAATATTAAAATTTACGACTGATAGTATCGGTTGTTTATAATAATCCCATTTTGTGTAGTCAAAAGGATAAGTGAAAGTACCTTTATAGGTAGAGACGATCCGAGAAAGATCTAGTTGTGTCTTACCTAAAACGATACATGAATCATCCGGTAATGAGTTAGTATAATAACTAGAGAAGTAAGATTCAATTAACTGTTGCATAGCTTCGACAGCAAAAACTAGTCTTACTTTAAGGCCTGAATCTCTAATCTGCATACGTGTAAATACAGCTGCAGGATACTTAATAAGTTCATCCACTGTTAAAGTTTCGTCATAGAATTTATTAAGTGTCAATTCTAACTTATGAATTACATCTCTCTTTTTTAACCAAGGGGTAGGTAACCCAACAGAGGCTGAAAGATTTAATTTGGACATTACTTCGTCAAAAGATGGCTTTATAGTAGAAGATGCGATACTCTGAAGAGACATACCAGGATAAACATCCTCAAGAAGTCTATATCTTAGAAATTCAAGGTGCCCCTGAGAAAGGGAACAGCATTTCTTAAATCTCGAAGGTTGTGAAACTAGCTTAGAATAATCGTCTAAGGAGGCGTCAAACTTTTCTGAAACTGTTAGACGTTCTAGTCTAATGCGATCAGCCAGAGACATGTCGAAACCCCTACTCTTAAACAAATTATATAAGCCGGGTAGTTCCTGTAATTTTCTAAGATGAGAAAAATACTTTAAAACTTCT